TTGCACGTTTGTTGCACGAAAAAAATAAGGAGCCACGTTTTTAAAACGTAACTCCTTGATTTACAGTGAGCGGAAAACGAGACTCGAACTCGCGACCCCCAGCTTGGGAAGCGTAGGACGCGCTTGGAATGTAGTGGAACGGTGTGGAATATTGCCGCAGATCGGAGGGTTTTGCGGGTGAAATGAGTTGTTTTTGTGGAACGGATTGGAATGTAATGTTGCACGTTTGTTGCACGGGCTTTTTTAACGCACATCACTAAATCCTTTTTTGCACCTTTACAGCCCTTTTTTAATCCTTAATCAACTACTCATGCGGGCTACCTTCAAAATAGTTTTATTCTATCGCGTAAATGGCGACGGCAATCGCCCCGTCATGCTGCGGGCCACCTTCCTACGCCAAAACAAATACTACCCACTCCACCGCTACTGCACCGCCGAGCAATGGGACGCTACTTCATCGCGTTTCCGAAAATCTTATCAGGGCTGGATTAAAGAAAACGACATCCTGCGAACTTACGAGCAACGCGCAGCCGATGCCATCAGAGATTTTGAGCGCGAAGGCACACGCTTCACTTTTGAGGCGTTTGAGGCGCGGGTATTTCAAGACCGGGTAAAAACCGGGCAAGTTGTTTGGCGGTGGCTACTACAAGTCGAGGCCGATCTACTGGAAAGCGGCAAGCATGGCAATAGCACTTTTTACAAAACCGCCGCTTCCGTTGTCAAGGCTTACGCGCCATCGGCATTTCTGCAAGACATAGACGGCGAATGGGTGCATAAATTTGAACGGTGGATGCGAAAAAATAGAGACGTTACCGACGGCGGCATTTCCATCACCATGCGCACCCTTCGCGCTGCCTGTAACCGGGCAATCAAAGCCAAGGTCATGCCTAAAACTTGGGAGCCGTTTGAAGATTACAGATTTGGACACCTGAAGAAAACCAAATCCAAGCGGGCAATCTCTTTGGAAGAGATGTGGGCCATTCGGGATGCGGATTGCTACACTGAGGCCGAACGCTTCGCGCTTGATCTGTTCATGTTCTCTTTTTACACCAGGGGCATGAACCTGGCCGATATTGCAGAACTACGGAGCGCGAACGTGCGCGATTTGCGCATAGTTTACGAGCGAAAGAAAACGCACAAATCGTACAGCATTTTACTCCACGCAAAGGCAGCCGCAATACTTGACCGCTACCGGGGCGGTTCGCACTTATTTCCGATCTATGTGGACGGGGTGCATGATACGGCCTTGCAGAAATACAACCGACTGCACAAAGTTATGAAGGCGGTGAATAGGGCTTTAAAGGCAATTGCAGCGCGGGTGGGGGTGAATGTTTTCGAGATTGAAATCGTTAACGGCAAAGAGGTAAAAAAAGACACCTTTTCGTTCTATATCTCAAGGCATTCATATGGAATGGCGCTTAAAACAAAAGGAGTTAACAGGGATATAATCAGCGAAGCGCTTGGTCATTCAGACGTTCGCACGACCGACCACTACTTAAAAGACTTTGACCACTCCGTGCTTGATGACGCGGACGAGGGGCTGTTTTAGGTGGTTAAATGGTTATGCGAAATATAACTCAAAATGATGCCTACGTTCTCTATGCCGTACATGCACAGGCATTCCAGCATTAACATAAAATAGCATTAGGATATTTAGCATTGTAATGGTTATACGCTGACTTATTGTTGGCATATCGTTGTTTTAGTATAAGTCTTCTGAAAATAGTTTATCGCCAACCTTGTCTCTAATTAACTGCCCCGCTTCTCTTGCGATTTTTAAAGCCTCTACCCTGTCAACAAATCTGTCAGTACTTGTCAAGAACCCTTGTACAGAATCCGGCCGGCAAGCCAAATCAACCCGTTCAACCAGCCCAAGGTTGTTTGTTTCGTCAATAACGGCCATTTTTGCGGCAAAACAATTGTGATGCCTGCGCCCGCAAATAACATATCCAGATAGTATGTTTTTTGGCTGATGGACGTATGTATTACCTGTTTTAAACCAAATTGCGGCGCATATTATTTTTTCCATATCTAATAAGTTTTACTCTCCCCGCAAATATTCCGCAAGCACAGACACGGAAAACCTAAAAACAGCCCGCCCGCCCGTCCCGGCTGAAATGTCCCGCGCCTTGATCTTGCGAAGTTCTACAAGGCGGCGCAAGTGCTTGGGGTCGCATTGCAGGTAGTCCGCCGCTTGTTGGATGTCGAGCGCACCTGACGGCACAACCAGCCCTTTCTCTGCCATCTTCGCAATTACCGCATCGGCAACCGCTTCTGGGGTGGGGATGGAGAATGTATTTTCGCTCATTGTGTTGCGGTTTTGATTATCCATGAGGCAATGGTTGCTATTACAAGGAGTATTACATACGCGGCGCAGTCTCCGCCTTCATTGTGGTTGCGGCGGTTCATTGATTCAAATATTTTTCAGTGATCTCAACGGCTTGCTCCACACTCCAAACAAAATAACACAAATAGCCCTTCGACGTTAACCGCGCCATTGTTGCGGCCTGCGCTTCGTTGTGATCGTCTTTCTTCAACTTCCACGGCTCTGACTTGTAATACGGGCTTTCCGCCTTAAACTCCAAATATAACCCCGCGTAATCGCCCGACGGCTGCGCCACAAAAACATCCGGCCATTTTTCGCGCGGGCTGGATAGCGCATTGGCCCGCATCTGCTGAAACTTCGTTTTTTTGATGTGCGCGGCGCAATCACTAAAAACAAGGATGTCCGGGTGGCGCGTGTTCATCGTGCGGACGTAGGCGGCTTGGATTTTGTATTCTGGCTGATCTTTGGTTTGCTTCACATTCAACGTCTTCATCATTCGCTTTTCAGTCTTTGCCAAGCCTTCGGGCGTTACAAGTGCATTGATTTCGTCAATGATTGGGCTGTTGTACGGGCGGGCTTTTGCAAGGCGCAAAACGCGGTCTTGCATTTCGGCGGCTTGTTCTGGTGTTATGTTCATTTTCCTAAATAAATTATGCTTGCAACTTTCCAAGCGGTTGCAAAGCCGATGAACCCATACATTTCACTTTTCCCGTTCTTAAACTTCCATCCAAAGCGGGTTATGGCAAGGTTGATGGTCAGGCTGATTGCTTTAAAGTATTTCATTTTTCAAGTTCGTTTATTACGGCCTCGCATTTTGCCAGGTCGTGTCGGTCAATGTCCAAAACCGCAAAAAGCGTAGGGCTTCTGAGTTGCGCGGCTTTGATCTTGCGCAATACTTCGAGCAATACGGCGGCTTGGGATGATGTAATTTTGTGTTTCATTGCTCGTATGCTTCTATCGCTTTGAAAATTTGGAGTGCGACTTGTGGAACAATCGCGTTTCCGTATGCGCCTATTGATTTTTCTCTCCACTTAGAAAAGGTAATTCCGTCCAGTTTGGAGGAAAACCCATCATTTCTGCTACAAATTGGGGATTGAGTTGGGAATCGCTCCCAGTCGCCAATTTTATGAAGTTTGGAAGTTGATCTTGATGGCTGTTGCCGTCCGTTTCCCGCATCAGATGTTCCATGCTGTTCGCTCCTTTGCTGTCGCGCGTTGCAGGCGTGGGTAGTAATCCCATTGCGGCAAGCGATTCCATTGACGGCGTGTGCCTGTTCGCCTCCGACTCGCAGTGTGGCGCTTCGCGTTTCTTTGGCGTTGGCAGCATCCCATAAAAATTCACCGCGTCCAGTATGCTGTTCGGCCTGTTCTCCCCGCAATTCCGGCTTTGCATTGTTTTCGCGCCCGTTTTTTTCAATGCTTCCACTCGCTCCGGGTGTTCTCGCTGGACTTTGGTTGGTGTTGGAAGTAGACCTATATCCATGAACGCCGTTTTCCAATTCTCGTCGCAAACCTTCAACCCCTGCGTCTGAACGGTAGGCAACAAACCAAATCCTGTCTCTCCGATGGGGAGCGTTGACGGAACAAGCTGGAAGTAGATACGGTGTGACCTCGTAGCCCTCATTTTCCAAATCAGCCTGCACTTCGTCGAATACCATCCCTCCATTCCAATTAGTAAGGCCGCGAACGTTCTCGCCCACAACCCAGCGCGGTTGAATCTCTCGAATTGCTCTAAGCATTTCCGGCCAGAGGTGGCGGTCATCTTCCTTTCCAAGTCGCTTTCCCGCGCTGCTGTATGGCTGGCAGGGTCAGGGGAACCCGCCAGTGAGAACAATATCATCTGTTCTCCAGCGGGTTCCCCGAATGAGGCTAAGTTCTTTTTCAAGAGTTTGAATGTTAAATGTGTGAATGTCGTCGTGGTGGTATGCGTTCGGCCAATAGTGCTTTAAAACCTTATTGCAAAATGGGTCAATCTCGCATGATGCAAGGTTTTCCCACCCCATCCACTGAGAAGCAAGGTCGAATCCACCAATCCCGGAAAATAGGCTAATATGATGCACGTTTACGTCCTTTTGTGTACTGGTTATTGTGTGGGGAATAAAGCCTTGTGTGCTCTGCTTTTGGTAAGCATTCAAGGTTGTCTATTGAGTTGTTGAACTTCATTTCATCCTTATGATGAATATCCCACCCGTCTGGGATTTTACCGCGCTCTTTTTCCCAAACATATCGGTGCATCAAGCCACGATCATCTGTTGTTAGTGAATAGTATCCGGTATTTCTGAGCGTAAATTTCTTGCCGTCATAAAACTGGTACGGCCTGAAATTTATGCCTCGCAACTGAAACCCTCGCTTTTTAAAAGCCTTGAAAACGCATTGCCGCGTTACGGACAACTGCTCTGCAACTTGTTCAAGTGAAAGCCCGTCAATATACATTGAGTAGGCTGCGTCGTACTTATCATTTCGTTTTCTTCCCATGCCACAAAGATAACAAAAGTTTGCATTTGCAAACCTTTTATTATTAAATGACAACTAAAGTTTGCATTCACACCATGCAACCGTATCCCAGCCCTCCCAACCATTCCTGTCGGCGAAAAGCCTAATTGCAAACCAAAGTGCTTTAAAGTATTTCACTGCTCGTTTATTTTCGTCAATTGATTCGGCCACGCCTTAAACCTTTTTCCGTCCCCATCTACCACCCAATAGTATTCCACCTTTCCATCTTCGCCACGTTCGCGGCCAAAGACTTTGACGCGCATAGTGCGTAGGTAGTGTAGGCTTGCGCCAAGGGTAAAGTCGGAGGGGTGGGTGGTGGAAGGTGGCATGGTTAAAAGGGCGGTTCCTCTTTTTCGTGAAATTGTCTGCCCGTTGGTACGGCCATCGGGTTGAAGTCAGGCGGGGCGGGGAATTGGGTGGATGGGCCGGGTTGGTTGTCGAAAACAGAATCATCCAAATTGTAAAACTCAGCAAACGTGTCAATGAACCCAACCGGGTCACAAGTCCCCACCGCTCCGTTTCTGTGCTTTGCAAAAATCACTTCGGCCTTTCCTTTCAAACTCTGCCCGTTTTCATCTTCGGTTATCCCGTAATATTCTGGGCGGTACAAAAACACCACCGCGTCCGCATCTTGCTCCAGGTTGCCGCTCTCCCTCAAATCTGAAAGTATTGGCCGCTTTGACCCGCCGCGTGTTTCTACTGCCCGGCTCAACTGTGACAGCGCAATGATTGGCACGTTCAATTCTTTTGCAAGGGCTTTTAAGCCTCTGCTTATTTCGCCGATCTGCTGCTCCCGGTTCGCGCCGTGTGATTCGCTTTTGCCTGCGCTCATTAATTGCAGGTAGTCAACGATTATCATTTTAACCCCAAGGCTCAAAACCGCTTTGCGGGCCTTTGACCTAAGTGTGCTAATTGTCAGCGCGGGCGTGTCATCAATGTGGAACGGGATGTCGTGCAATTTTTCAGCATTTTCTTTTAGGTCGCTCAAATCACGATCTGTTAGTTTGCCGTTTCTAAGGGCTTGGATGTTGATTTTTGCCTTTTGCGCCACCACCCTTTGAACTATCTGAAGGCTTGACATTTCCATGCTGTAAAGCATGACGGGCATTCCGTACTGCGTGGCCGCGTTTATGCCGTTCGCTATTGCAAAGGCCGTTTTACCCATGCCCGGCCTACCCGCTATAATTATCAAATCAGTGTTTTGCCATCCGCCCGTTTGCGCATCAACCACCTTTAAGCCACCCGGCACACCTGTCAATCCTTTTTGGCTCATTGCCGTATCTGCCACTTTCAAAACCTCAGCCGCTACGGAACCAATCGCTGCAGAATTTTTCTGAAACGCGCCATTTGCGATTGAGAACACATTTTTTTCAAGCGTGTCCAACTGCTCAAAAACATCCACCGTGTCATCGTATGCCGATGCAGTTGCAAGCCCTGATACTTCGATGATCCTGCGCTGCAAATACTTTTGCTTTACGATAAAAGCGTGGTATTCGATGTTTGCCGCCGATGCTACCCGGTTGCTAAGTTCAACCAAGTAGTACCCTCCACCGCTTTCTTCCAACTTTCCAAGCCGCTTTAATTCGTCTGTTACGGTTAGGAGGTCAACGGGCTGCGAACGCTCAGCAAGGCCAGTGATAGCACGGTAAATGTTTTGGTGAGCATCCAGGTAGAATGATTCAGCCGAAAGAATGGTGTCAACTATCCCCAACGCTTCGCGGTCGAGCATGAGCGCGCCAAGTATGGCTTCTTCTAATTGCGTGGCCTGTGGCTGGACTTTTCCGAAAACGTGTGTTTCAAAAAAGTCAGTCCGTGTAGGCTTTTTCTTGTAGTCGCCCATTGTTTTAGAATTGAGAAAGTTTGCGGTATTGTGAAGGGGTGTCTACCACTGTTTGTCCGAATGGTTTTTGCACGGCGGGGGCGTTTCGTTTAATCTCTTGCTTCTTTCTTACGAGGTTGAAAAAGTGCTTTCGGTAGTCAATTCGATTATTGTAGTTGTACCCTGTTGTTTTTTGGTCGGATGTGAAAGTGTCCACCATTTTTCCAAGTGCTTCGTACATCTGTGCTGCAAGCGTTCCCGTTTCACGGGCAAATCGTTCGGCTGCAAGAGGGTCGGCTTTTAGGCTTTCCGCTTCTCGGTCAATGTCGAAAGCGTCATACCTGCGCGGGGCAGATTCGCCGGGGGCGGGGCGGGCGGATGGCGGCGGCGGAACCCTATCTTCTTGTTTCTTTTCTGCTTCTACGGTCATCTTTTCAACAAGCGTTACACCCTCGATTTCAGTTGTTGATCTGATTAGAAGTTCGGCAGCAGCAGCAGGTTCATCTATTGTTGTTGTTTTTATAATAAATTGGTTAGAACTTACCATATTAGGATTCGCCCTTTTGTGCAAACGATTTGCCCCGGCGGGCAAGCCTTTTGCCCCTGCGGGCAAATCGGAAGGTTGCTTCGGTTGCCCTATCAAATTCCAACCCTTTTCGGTCAATTGGTAAGACTTTGTATGGTCTGTTGATGAGCCATTATTTACGATTGTATCAAGGTGTCCTTCCTTCACAAGCCCGTCTAAACAGCCCCGTATTTCCTTCGGAGTCATATATGGATAGGTAGCTGTTAGCGCCTTTACGGAACGTCTTACCCACACCTTTTTTATGGGTACTTTTTCAGTTATAAAAGACCCCTGCAAAAACTCAAAATGCTGAAGCACGACTGCCTTTTTTACGCCAACAACGGCTGCTACAAAAGGCGAAAAAGAATGATTTGTGGAAGACATGATAAGTGTGTTTTGAGGTGGATTATTTGTGAAATTGAAACCTGAATTGACGGGCTGCCAAAGCCGCATCTTCAATCATTTCTTCGCTGGTTGGCTGCTTGCAACAAGGGCAGTACATATAGTTTGACTCCCAAAACTCAGCCTTTAGTACGCGGCACTTTTCGCAGTATTGGATACCCATATAATTGTCCCACTCTGGGCATAACTGCTCATTTCCATTGGCTAAATTATAGTCAATCGCGTCTGCTGGTTCGCCGCAAATCAATACAAGGTTTCCGCCAGGCAACGCGGTTGCTATCCTGTCAATGTATGTGCGTTGCGAACTTTCATTCCACCCAAAATGCTTTATTTCAACATACAACCCTTTCCCAAACCAGTTTCTTAGGTGCGACTCTGGCAAAAAGAAATCCGGCGTGTACTGTGACCCATCTTCGCAGATAAAAGCCTCTGGCTCGTATTGGTATGGTATGCGCAGTTTGTCAAAGAACACCGCCCAACGCGCTTCAAGCCTCGACCTGAAGCGGTAGCCGTTGTAAATCGTTTCTTTTGAAATTACTTCTTTGCTCATGGTATCAGTGCGATTGATTGGATTTCGCCATCCAGGTTAAAAACTACCGTTCCATCTTCTTTGAGTAGGTCGTAAGTCAATCGCACATTTAAAGGGTCTGCTGGGTGAATCATTGGCGTAACCGTAAGTACTTTAGCGTAAAACTCTTCGCCGCTGGTGAGTATGACCCTAATTCGGTCGCCCGTTCTGATGTGGAGTGTAGCGGCAAACATCCGCTTGGAATATTCAACCCTTGATTGATGTTGAAATATTTGGTGTTGAAGCCAATTGTTGGCCTCTGCCATTTCGGATATAAATTCTTTACTGCTCATTTTTTCGCAATAGTTTAAACCCTCACCTCCAAAGCGGAGGCAAGCCGATTAACAATAAGTGTGTGGAAAAACGCCGCCGGGGGAAGAGCGGCGAAGGTTAGGAAGCGCGTAAAATCGTTTGAAGCCGCTCCATTAACTTTTTGAAGTCTGCAAAACTCTTTTGCATGGCTTGTATCCGAATCTCCATCCTGTCCAGGATGATTTCGGCTTTGTCCAGTCGTGTGTGTGGAATTTGTGGCCGCTCTTGCGGCGCGATGATTTCTTTGTGCATGGTGTGGACTGTTTGACGTTTGTAGGCATGAAAAAGCGGCCTGCCAGATACCGCCGTCAAACAGTCCACTTGCGCGGGCTAGAGTGCCCTTCTTAGGGCTCGGTAAAGACAGACCGCCGCTTATTAGAATGGAGAAACCACCTTTTGCAGAGGAATAAAAAAAGCCCGCCTTTACAGAGCGAGCTATTGCAGCCCGCGCATAGTTAAAACTGTTTGACGCTGTAAAGATAACGGGATTTTTCATTTTACAAAAATTAATCTTGAAATAATTTCACTTAAAGCCCCTTCATGAAGCAAACCCAAATCGTACGCCCGTGCTTCCCTGAAGTATGTCCAAATAGTGGCTGTTTCCCAATTGCTGAAAGAACCTGGTTTAGCGTTATTTGAATTTCGTTCCACTTGAAAATCAACACTCCGTTTGGCTCTAAAACCCGCATACACTCATCAAATCCAGCCCTTATGTCCGTTTCCCACGTTGGAAGCAGTACGCCGTATTTCTGTGCCATCCAAGTACCTTGCCCCAATTTTTTTAGGTGTGGAGGATCAAAAACAACCATTTTAAAAGAATTATCTTCAAACGGCATTGCCCTAAAATCTGCCACCACATCCGGCCTCACCTCAAGCGTTCTTCCATCACAAAGCGTGTAATCTTCCGACCTTATGTCAGCAAATACCACGTTTGGATTTTGCTTGTCAAACCAAAACATTCGGCTTCCACAGCAAGCGTCAAGTATTTTTTTCATTTCAATTTTAATTGTACGTTTGCCTCAAACTAAAACCTACCAACCATGCGCCACCTGCTCACCCTAACTCTGTTCCTCAGCCTCCAAACCCTTCACGCCCAAAGCCCCGACGCCTGGGAGTACTGCCAAATAACTTACCAAACAGGCGGTTTCAATACAAAAACCACCGTTGCGGTAGATTATGGCGCCCGCGTTGTCAAGGCACTTGGCAAGGCCGAAGTCTTGCGCGATTCCACAGGTTCCGACGTTTTCAAATCTCCCATTGATGCCTTAAATTTCTTAGGCGGCCAGGGTTGGGAGTGTTTTTCAACTTTTCAAAGTGTGGATTTGGGGCGGTTTATGGTTTGCTTGTTTAAGAGGAGGCGTTAAAAAAGTTTCTTCTGGATATTCTTGAAAGTCTTTTCATGCGCGGCCTTAAAAAAAGGCTTTTTGATCTCAAAGCCGTATGCGCGTCGGTCGCATTGAACAGCTGCTAATAGCGTGGAACCGCTACCCGCAACCGGGTCTATAACCACATCACCTTTGTCGGTAAAAATCTGAATCAAGTTTTCCAGAACCTTTACAGGCTTTTGGGTGGGGTGTACTTTTTGCGTGGCAGAGTCTTTTTCCCAATCCAGGCAATTAAAAACCATGCGCCCATTGTTATTGAACTTCGGTAATTTGTCCCTGTACAGAATAACCGCATATTCACAATTACCCACCACTCTCATATTTGCTTTCAATACCTGTGCTGAAAAATTCTTTCTGAAAACAAGGTTTATGTACCTGTTTAGCCCGTATTCTTTAGCCTTTTGGATAAGTTCAAATTGCTGCTCAAACTCACAAAACACAATCATGCACGGGCTTTTACCCGTTTCTTTTGGCTCTTTTATGAGCATCTGAGAACTAAAATGCAGGAACTCGGAAACCCTGAAATCTTTGTCTGTATCAAAAAACTCCGTGTTTGCCAGTTTGCTTTCTCCGTTGGCGTTATCCCCGCCTATGTACCATGACGGATTTGACCCGTATGCGTCTTTTCCGACATTGTATGGAATGTCTGCAATGATTAACTGAGCCTTTGGGATATTGTACCGCTTGAAGTTCTGAAAGTGGTCGTTGTAAAGATTTGGCGTGTACGCATCATGGTTGACCACCCGCCGTATTTGCGGGGCATCTGCGATGGGTAGCGGAGCGGTTGTCGTGGATCCCATTTTTGTGGATTTAGTGATTTTAGGTAGTTAATTTTTCACCGCGCAAACCAGCCAAGTCAGCACGGATGCTGCTGCCGCCAATAGGCAAAGCGGGTCTTGGTAAGTGATGATGAATTTTTTGATTTTTTGTATCATTAGATGCGTGATTGATTACTATTGAAAAAGACTTGCTTGCCCCGCCGCTATCACCCGCCACCCGTTCACACTGTTTCCAGTCACCGGGCAAACAACCCGGCCTGCCGTCTCGAAATAATGCGGAACGCTTGCCAGAATCACCCCCTGCAATTTCTCTATCTCTGTCCTGCGGGCTGATACGCGGGCGGCGGGTATGCCCACAAATTGGGCGACCTGGCTGTCTGTGGTAAAGCCGTGCTGTTTAGTGAGTGCTGCGGCTGTTATTGCCACCTGCGTCACTTGTACCCGCGTGTCGAGGCTGTGGTACATTTCGATTGATGAGGCGGCTACGCCTTTTTTTATGGGCTGTTTTTTGGCATTAAACACGATCTTAAAAACATTACCGTTTGCCACAACCCACGCTGCCGAGCGGCCAGACTTTGATCCGCCTTTGTTGAACTGGCAGGTGTACCCCTTTTTGTTTGCTTCGATTTTAGTCGCTGCAAGTTGCGCTTGCCAGTTCTCAAACTCTTCGTAAGAGGATGCCGCCATTTCTTGCGGCCACGCGGTTGGCTGGCCTACAACCGCATATTTCCATGCGGTAAGGGCTTGGTGGAAGGTGAGTTGTGGGTTCATGCCGTTAGTATTTTCCAAAAATTGTACTTCTTTTTTCCTGTTTGCAACACACCGTTAATGGTTGTAATTGTTCCTTTTCCAAGCCAGGTCAGGCGCAAATTGGTTTTTTTGTATGCGTCCTTTCTTGTTGAGCAACAGTAGTATTCGTGTTCTACTCCGTCAACAAGGCACTTTCTTATCGGTGTTGAGTTAAATTCCGGGGAAGTCATTTTGTAAAATTTTTTCTCGTTTAAAAATCCCGGCGAAGCCATACGCCCCGCCGGGCAACTATCAAAATTTCCACTAAAACCATTTCGCTTTTAAAGTCCCCCGCGCCAACCGTTGCCAGCGCGAGGGGGTTCAACAGTACTCCGCTATTCCTTTTTACGCCACAACATCTGTGCGGTTCACATCGGTTGAACCGCCATGCTCCACATTTACAACACATATCATTTTGTCCTTTGGGCGGGCTTTTCTGCACTCGCTGAATGTCTCGTAAAAAACGCCGTCTGCTCCATGGAAAGCCTTTGCTGTAAGCGTTTTGTTGCCGGATGTGTATTTCTGGCCTTTTATCGTTGGGTGTGCAATGCTATTTGAATTTTAAAATGTGATCTTTTAAAAAGCCGCCCGGCCTTTTTCCTAATTCCGGGCGGCAGCCGATTTGCCAGACGAATGTCTCAAACCCGGCGGGGCGCGTTTGGCTATCTCGTTTGATGGCCGTTGCGCCTTCTCATGAAAGTTCTTTTTAAGGGGCGGGCTACCTCCACACAAGTCCTGCCCGCCGTCCACCTAAAACCCCATTATGAAACTTGATCTTTAGGCGGCTTGTAATTCTGCCGCCATTCTTTCTTCTCTCGCCTCTATTACTTCCCTTGTCGCTCGCTGGTACTTTGCCTCTACCAAAGGCCAAATCTTTTCCGTCTCTTTCCACTGGTAGTAAGTTTGTCGCTTAATCCCCAGCCGCCTTGCAACTTCCGCCCCGTCTCCGTCCATCATTCTCGCCATCAAATCGCGCTTCTTTGCTTTCAAATCTTCTTTCATGGTTATGCTGCTTTAAGTTCAAATAATCGGCAAGCCGCCTCTACGCAATCGGCCTCGAATGCGGCTAAATCATCAACTTGCCAGTCTTGTGATTTTAATCCAGACACACTACTAACCACCTTCCCGTTTAGGTACTGAGTGAACCCAGTTACCCACGCTTCGACTTCCCATGTGGAGCATTCTGTTTGCTTATCTTCAAAATACTGGGCAAAGCCCTCAAATAACACCTCGCTTTCAATCATGCCAGAAGCGTTATGCCTGGTTAGCGTGAATGGGTATTTTGTTGGATTTGAGTAGGATTTATGTACCATCTTTCAATTGTTGCTTTGTAGTGGCTAATAATAGTTGCAGTTTTGCCGTGTCAATCATCTGACAGGACAAAGGTAGGCTATCTATTCTTTCCCTACCAAACTTTAAGGCCATTTATTTTAATCCGAACTCTATTTTTACAGTCTATCAAAAGAAACCACAGTTTCATTAATTAAAATGCAAAATCAAGGCGATAAAATTCAAAATTTAATAATCAAAATCGGGTACACACAGCAGGCAGTGGCAAAGATGGCCGGGTATAAACAACCATCTTCATTGTCCAAGGCTATCGGGTTGGGCAAGAATTTCACCCCTGACAAACTAAAGGCATTCAGCAAGGTGTTGGGTGTCAAAGTGAAATTTCTGCGCGACAACACATACACATACCTCCACACAGACGAAATACCTGAATGGGCTTTACTGCCCAAGGATGCGCCCGCCCCAAACATTGATCCGCTTGCGGCGTTGGTGGCAGAATACATCCACCGCAAGACAGAGAACCGGGAAAACCCCGCATTCCAGATGCTTGCAGAGGAAATGGCAAGGCTGGCAGACGAGATGAAGCAAATGAGGGCTGAGTTTAAGCGTATGCGAGAGGAGGGCGACGGCGAACACGACCCCGATTAGCAGGGCGCGGGTAGCAATTATTTGGCCTAGCCCGCCATATATGATTTTTATTTTGTTTTCAAAAATTTATTGTGTAAAATTATTGTCAATAAAAAAGGTGGTGTACCTTTAAGCACACCTAACCATAATAAACACACATACACCTATGAATGCAAAAACGCTTACGATTACAGAGGACTACTATGCCCTTGAATCACTTGGAGCAGAGGCACGAAAGACACGCCGCCTGGGGCGCATCGGGGTTTTGACAGAAATGATCTTGCAAGAAATCTGCCACATGGCAGATGAGGAGGCGGACGACGGCGTAAAGGCCCGGCTCATTCAGGCCGGGGTGAACGTCGGGCGGGAGATGCGCAACGTTTTGGATTAATCAGTTTGATTTAAAAAGCCCCCGTTCACGATTTGGACGGGGGCTTTTTTGTTGGGGGTGTCACACTGGCGTTTTAACTCGTTCTAAAAACAGCGCGGCTGCGGCCTCTGCCATATTTTCGCCGCTTCCTATACCTCGCCAATTTTCCTCCATTGCTGGATCAAATGAAATAAATTCCGCCCCGGCTGCAGAATAGGAAACAGCCATGTCCCCCATTTCTTTTTCGGCGAAATGCTTTATTATGTAGTCTGCGTCGGGGGCGAATATCGCGTTTGCCAGAAAATTATCTACACTCAAACTTTGTCCAACATCGGTATTCCGAAACACATACGCACCAACAGATGCAAAGTACACCCTGTTTGCTGGTGGCGAAAACGTTTTATCCTCTGAAATATAGATAACACAGTTTAGCGGAACCTCTCCGCCAGGGAAAGCACCAAGTTTGGGCAAATACCACATTTGCCCCGGCGCGGGCTGTGGCTGTGGTAGCCCGGCGGCTTTGAGCGCAAGGGCTGTGGCGTGTGTGGCGTGGCTCATTGTGTGGGTGGTTTAACTAGTTTTTTCATCGGATTACCGTTCAATACGACAATCTCCTTAAAGTCGTATCTTTCAGGAGCATACTTTTCAAGTATGTTCCTGACGCGCTCGCGCCCTAAGTGGCCTTTTTCCCGCGCCCATTTCGCTTTGTACAAGTATCGCTTTTGCATTATTGGTAGCGCGTCTTTGTCGCTCCAAATCGGCTGCTCTTTTATCCATATCCAAAAGTCGTCCCATGCTGCAAGGTGATCCAAGTGTGTCTCCATAGGGGCAAAAGTAAAGAAATATGCAACGGTTGCAAATTTTTATTCAAAAAGATTTGAGAAATATGCAACGGTTGCATATCTTTGCAGCATGAATAACGAGAAGGCATTGAATTGGCTTTACAATAACCACCCAGACTTTACTTGGGATATGGTTGATTTTGCGCTTCCGATTAGTGGTGGCACATACTGTATTTATGACAACGATTCAGGTGTGGCATATTTTGGCCGAGCGTCAAATGTTCGCAACAGAATCAGGATTCACAAGAGGGAACTAAGGGAAAGGATACATTGCAATAGCGGGCTTCAATCCGCATTCGACAATGGCGGCGACTTGATGTTTTTCTGTATTACCCGCACAGAACACCAAGACACGGCATTGTTACTGGAATCGCATTGGGCTAATGTGTTTGGCAGGGACAGGGTTTTTAATCTTACGGGGATTGGCGCAATTGTCAGCAAGTGTGACTACATCAATTCGTCCGATGAAAGCATATATACCGCCGCCAAGTTAGGCTACCCATTTGCCTTTGATTCGTGTTTTAATGCCAACTCTATTCGCTCTCTCTTTTCAAGGCAATGGGTGGAGCGTGAAGAAGAAAACGCCCCAGTCATCGAAGCCGCCCGAAAACTAATTCTCTAAAATACGGGGCTTTACCCCATCATTTCACCAAACGCACTAAAATCATGGCACACGAAACTTGGTCAATCGGAAATATAAAAGAAACGCCACTAAACCCACACTCGCTTGCCATTTGGCCTGACGGCGTAGGGGTTGGCGATGTGGCAAGCCCTATTTGCATTGTAAGCCCGCTTGCAGGGCTGGATGATACTGACATCAAAAACGCCAGGCTTATAGCCGCCGCGCCCGATTTGTTGGCGGCGTTGGAAGATATAGCGGAAGGCGTTGGAAGGTTTTCAAAAGACCCGCTTACTCATGCGGAAAACTGCATTGAAGACATGAAGGCAATTGCCCGCGCTGCAATAGCAAAAGCAACAAAAACAGGCCCACTCGAAAACTATTAAACACCCACACCATGCACAGACCAACCACCTCCGACGATCTTTCCCGCCTTGCGGCTCTACTATCACCAACCAACATCCGCAAGACGCGCTACGTCCGCAGCAAGGATTTGTTTTTGCAAGTGCGCGAAGAGTGCGCGGCAATCGAGCAAAGAAAGCGGCGCAAAATGAAGCCGTGGAATGGTAAAAACGAACCGGATTTCGAGGTTGAAACGCCTTGGGATGGAAAGGAATAAAATGATTTTTTAACAACTAAACTTTTATACAATGAGTGATTTTTTGCAAAAACCGGAAGCAGATGATGCCCCAAAATCAAGCAGCGAAGCCCCTTGGATAAAGCGGGTTGAGTACCGATCTGGGAAAACCCCCGAAGGCTTTGCCGCCGCCGCGCTACCTGAGCAGGTGAAAGCCGGGTTTACCTATTACGACAAAGACCAAAAGGCTAATTTCCAGTTAACCGGGTTTACCGCCTCGATCGTTGCTATCCTTTCAGGCGTTTCCGGCACAGTTCCAAGCGGCAATAACCGTTACGACAACTATTGGTCTTCACTGGTGCAGGACACGCGAACGCAAGGTATAAACGTCTATCTTGGGAGTGGAGATAACCGTGTAACAATCGCGTCAGGTATTTACAACACATTCAAGGCAGATTTGCCCGATGGCGTTGGATACATGAAGTTTGCCGTTTGCTACCTGCACGAAACAAACGAATGTGTTTTAATGGAATTGACGGCCTCTTTTGAAAACTCAATCAAAGAAGCAATTGCGGCGCAGACCGGGCAAAACCCGGCAAAAATCAATGTTTTTAACCTGTTTGAATTGTCGAGCAAGTTTTGGGCGATACGCTTTGCTGGTTCGTTCACCAAGCGCACACGCGACGGCGTGGCATGGAACGGAAAAGGGGATATGTTCTTTTACCCTTCACTTGTGGCCGGGGTTGTAATGGCTGAAAAATTCCCGATGCTTTCAGAGATTTCAGAACAAGTGACCGCGTATGTTGATGCCGGGCAGAAATTCGTTTCAGGTGCGCAAAAACAAGCCAACCCGCAATCGGCAACAAATGGGCAGGCCACACCTTCGCGCCCCGCGCAAACAGGCTTCGCCGATCCCGTAGCAACCCCGGCAATGACGCGCGATTACGATGGCTTCCCAACACAAGCCCCGCCCGTCACCGAGGACGAACTCTTGGATCTGCTGTTTTAGTCTAACTAAACCTTTCACCACAGGCGCGGCCAAATACTTATCTTTGGTCGCGCCTGAAAAAAATTGGCGATGGAAGATATTGAAAAATTTACAGAAGAGCAAAGGGTTGTTCCAACTAAAATACTGCTACTGCGAGCAGAAGAACACGTAATCCGCCTTTGTGCAACTGGCGGGTCGTCCTGGTCGCTTCGAGTCCCGCCCGATGTTGGCGACCCAGACATGGTGTTTACAGAGGTATGCAGGCGGCTGGAAAATGCTGAAGAACAAAACGCCCGCCTCCTTGCGGCGGTTCGTGAAATGGAACGGGTGTCAGGCGTTCTATACTGGATTGAATCAGAAAGGCCGCAATGGTGGGCAGAAGCGACTGATGGCAGTGGAATTGCAACACTTAACGCTTACCGCCAAGCCCTTCAAACGGCTTTGGCAAATCGGTCTAAACCATGAATAACACCGTAGATTTTCAAACCGCCATTGAGTTGAAAGAGGCTGGCTTCCCTGAGCCTGACTTTAAGGCTGGACAGTTTTGGCATTATGGCTCGCAACTTTGCATGGTTTGTTTGATTGATCTTGGCCGCGTTGGTTTGCAAGGCGTTGGCGTTTCAGATATGTATTCCCCTGGAATACAGCAATTGCAGGCCATTGGCTTATTCGCCCCCACCGCCCTAGAAATTATTGCAGAAATGCCGTTTGGAACATCTATTCATAAACGGGCGGAAAACGATTGGATGTGCTGGTTTAAAATCACCGAAATGCAACCAGACTTCCGGCACGACCCATGTCCGCACAATGCCGCAGCGAAGGCTTTTTTGGCGTGGAAAAAAAGGTTTGATTTAGCGTAAAAAAAACAATGCTAATATCGTTGATTATCAACGCATTTCCCCTATCTTTATAGGGCCGATTGGCAGCCAACGGGCAAGGTTGGTAACAAGAAATTTCGCCGCGTATTGTCTTCGTCTTGCCCACGTTGATTTTTACGCGGCGATCTGTTTTTAAAATGAAATTGATACCATTGACAAAGGGGTATTTTGCACAGGTGGATGACGAAGACTTTGAATGGCTGTCGCAGTGGAAGTGGTGCGCTCACGTTGCCTCAAATACAGTATATGCGGTAAGAAACATTAAAATAGAAAAGGGGGAATGGGCTTTGATATGGATGCACCGCCAAATCCTCGGATTAACCGACCCGAAAGTAATTGGTGAACACTCTGATGGCAACGGGCTTAATAATACTAGGAAAAACATTAGGCCAGCCACACATTCGCAAAACCAAATGAACAGGGCTAGTAAGCGCAATGCTAGCAGCATACACAAGGGCGTGTCGTGGAATAAGCAACTTAAAAAGTGGATTTCTGTAATATATATTGGCGGGGAAAAGAAACACCTCGGATGCTTTGAAAATGAGGAAGACGCAGCGCGGGTTTACAACCAGTGGGCTAATGAATATCATGGAGATTTTGTTCGGCTTAACAAAGTGTCTCCTGTTTTCCCTGAATTTGAGTGGCGTCAGCAGGTTTTGAGTGCTTCAAATTCTTCTGGTTACAGAGGTGTACATTTTGAAAAAAGGAGTAAAAGGTGGGTTTCAAAGATACGGGAAGGTGTCAAAGAAATCTATCTCGGAGCATTTATAAGCCCTATAAAGGCCGCGAAAGCTTACGACAAAAAGGCTTGTGAAATATACGGACAAGCGGCACGATTAAATTTTCCATAACTGACATACTAGATTTTAGAAATGAAACACAACACGATTACACCAAACATTATATCCCTTTATCTTGGGCAAAAATGCACCTATGATAGCGATGTGTTAACTGAGCCAATTGAAACCGAAATAAATGCGCGGGTTCTGTCTGACATGGAAGACGGCTTTGCAAGCATCACGCCACACCTTCGCCGCCTCGAAAGCATGACAGAGGATGAGGCGCGGGAGGTGTACGAGATAGCGCACGGTGAAGCGTGGGAAAACTGGAAAGAATATATTGAAATGTATTCACCTGAAGGAAGCCTTTTAATCGGATTCCCCGCAGTTTGGCTCAAACTACTCGGATTGGGTTTTGATCTTTTCGGCCTGATTGACGCGGGTTTGGCAAAGGAAATCGTGGCACAATCTTAGCCACTAAAAATACAGACGCAACTGGAAAGGCGTTTTTTGTAAGGAGTAAGAAATCTGAATTGGTTGAAGCCCCGCCGTCGGAAAGATGTGCGGGGCTTTTTTATGCCTTGCCATCTTCATAGCCTAACGACTTGGCTACTATGTCCAGCACATCGTTAACGTAGCCCTCTGGCGCGACTTCAAAAACATCGTTACCACTTTTCCATTCACCAGAGAAGCCGCCAATCTCTTTTGTAAAATGCGCTTCGTGGAATTGGTATTTGCCCGGCGCGTATTTTTCGAGCAGTCGTTTAATGCGCTTTTCGCCGAGGGTTTTTTTTCGGCCTTTTATTTCTAGTTTTCCCCGGCGCGTGTACTCTGCCAGAACTATCTCGTTTGGCGTGTTCCCTTCACATTTGAAGTTGGTGTAAAAATCGTCCCACGCTTCGAGCGGGGCAAGGCGTTGTGCATCCATTGGGGCAAAGGTATATTGACTTAAATTAACCCGGTTTAATTTTTTATTGAAAAATATTTGGTAGTATTAAACAAGGTAAATATCTTTGACCCGAAACGAAACGCGAAACGAAAAACATCCGCTTCGCTTCGCGAAAAATGGGCAAAATGCACGAAAATATTACCCCCCGGCAACTCTGCAAAATGACATCCACCGATGAGGACACTATGCGGATACGCTTCGCGAAACTTCGTAAAACGAATCCGGTGCTGTTTCCTTCGCCTTGGCGAATCGAAGGCGAATTAACACCCGACCAAATCAAGGCTTTGATTCAGGCCGGACAACGGAAGGGGGGCGCACCAAAAGAAGATACCGAAAGCGCGGCAGCCTTCGCCGCAAACATAGTCATGAGAACCGAGCAGGGGCGGTCAAACGAGGCCGCCCCGCAAGGGAGTGGAAGACGCTGGCCGTTGTGGATTGTTTTGGTTGCCACCGTTGCTGCAAGCGCAGCAAACATGGCTGAGGTCACCGGGGCGGTAAAGTCTGGCAGTACGTCGGCAATGGCTTGGACATTTGTTTTTTCTGCAACCCCGTTCTTTTTGATTTATGCCCGGATCGGCGGTTTTTGGAAGTGGTTTTCAATCGTTGGGGCAATGGCTTACACCGGATTTTGCAACGCAATTGCCCTTTTTGGTAGCATGACGGCAATGGATAAGGGGTACATACTAAGCCCAACCATTTTTTTGGAGGCCGTCACAAACTTTGCAAACACCGATTACATGAATA